CGACATTGCGTTCTTCGAACGGTGCCCACCCAAGTGGCGTGTATGGGAGGAAGACCGACAGGCCTACGGCATCAAGCCTGGAGCTCCAACCGGGACCGCCTTGATGATGCGGCGCTACCCCAAAGACGCCGTGCTGCTGAAGCTATTTGAGCAACTGGACGCCCGCTACGGCACTCACGCACCGGCCATGCTCGGTATAGCGCACCGACGCCACAGCGACAAGCAGAAGGAATCGTGGCATATCAACGGCCGGATGATGTACGCCTTCGGTGTAGACCCGGAGCGCTACAAGAAGTACAAGATTCGATTCGATGCCGTCGGGCTGCGCGAGGACTTCCACGTTGTACTGAGTATGCTGCGTAAAGGCGAACAGGGTCACAGCTTCGTGGAGCTCCTGAACAACGAATACGGAAGCTTCGGTGCGGCCGGAGGCTGCTCGGGCGAGCGCTCCATGGAGTACAGCGACGCACAGTGCTTCGTACTACAGAAGCTGCACGCGCCGTTCGTCAAAGTGGTGGACCGCGATTACAAGGGCTCCATCAAGCGCAAGGAAGTGGTGGTGGCCTGGAAGAAGGCCTACGAGTCCAGCGGAGTGAAGAAGTGAGCTGTCCACGTTGTATGGAGGCATCTGGGTTGTGTAAGGACTGTGAAGAATACTTGTACGGAGAACAGGAGAACGTGGTGGTGATAGATAACAAAGTGAAGCGTAACTCCGGAGCGACGCTGGAACCATGGATACGCAAGAGCGGACCGGGAGTGGTGCGTCAAGCTGTAAAGATGCGACATTTCCCAGAAATATTCGTGGAAGTAGAATTCGGTGATTCCGACGAAAATGCGTGTTCTTACTTCATGCCTATGCTTGGACCAGCTACGATGGAAGACACGGCTAATGCACTTGTACGCTTATCAGTGTTGTGGAAGGTACCACACTGGGTAGGCGGAGCTGAGCGTGATCGTGCGTACGATTACGAAGAGCAGCTTGAATTGGCAACAGAACCTGCGCTTCGTGAAGTACTAAAACAGACGTGGAAAGGCGGAGCACGCTGGATAACTGGAAACCGTATGGTGAAGAATGTACACGGTGATCCTACGCTGGAGAACATCATGGCTGGTGGCTTGTGGATTGATCCATCCACAAGACCGCTTCCGCTAGAGGCTGAATTGGACGGCGGCAAGCTTCTGCAGTCGTTCTTCGGTTATGACAGCATAGCTTGTACCACTAGCTGTGACGTTGTGGAACGCGAGATGATCAAAGCGTTCTTACAAGTGGAGCGGCTTAACCTGGAACTTTGCGCTTACTACCTCGTTACACACCTGGTACGGCTGTACAAGGTACAGCCACATGCCAGGGAGTGGGCACTGAACCTCGCAATGAATCTCGAAGAACGAATGGAGGAAGTCAAATGCAAGTAGTAATCCTAGCCGCTGGGCGCGGCGATCGCTTTGCAAGCGCTGGCTATACACAGATGAAACCGCTCATACCGGTCAACGGGCATGCTATGATATGGTATGCACTTAGACAGGCTATGGCTGTGTCTTTGGGTACGGAAATTCACGAAGCCATCGTACTATGTCCACAATCCATTCGACATGATGTATGGACGGAAGCGCCGGAGGATTGCGTACCTAAGATCATCGGCGTACAGCATACGCAGCGCGGCGCGGCTATGACGCTTCTTGCAGCCGCAGCCGTCCTGGACGAAGACCAGCCGGTGCTGGTAATGGATTGTGACAGTATCATCGATCCAGCGCTTATCAAGGCGTTTGTAGCGCACGCGGAGGCGCACTTCACACATCCGCTCAGTTCCACCGTATCCATGGTGCTGACGTTCAAGCCGACGGACGGTAGCGCGCGTTACAGCTTCGTGGAGTATGAAGGCCAAGAAGTTACACGCATCGTGGAGAAGCAGCCTATCAGCGACATGGCTACGTGCGGCGTCCACGTATTTAAGACGTGGAGTAGGCTACGTGCTGCAATCGCGGCTATGGTATTCTACGACAACTCCACGAATGGCGAGTTCTACCTAGCTCCAGTACACAGTTATATGCTGCGTATGGGCGACGTACTTCTCCACGAAATACCGGAGAAGGAATTTCATGTGGTAGGCACCCCAGAGCAACTGGAGGCGTATGAGCAAGCTGTTTCCAAGGCTTAGGGAATTCACTGACTTCGTAACGGAGCGGTGGAACATCCATCAACGTCGTCTGGAAGGTAAACCAGCACCCTGGACCAAGGATCCAATACTTCAGAAGTACCGCTTTACGAACGTGCGTCGTAACGACGACCGCGTTACTAAATGGATACACGGATCATGGCTTCTTCCGCACGCCACGGATTATGATACCGTGGTATTCGCTATGTGCCTTGCACGGCTGGTGAATCTACCAGCCACTATGGAGGAACTAGGCTACCCAGAACGCTGGAATCCGCAGCGCTTCGTACGTATCATGGATGCACGACGTGAGCGCGGTCTTTGCGCCTACAATAATGCGTATATGATAAATGCAGTTGGCGCTACCAAAGGTCAAAGCAAGGCTAGCTACCTGTCTACGTGCGTACTGGGTCCATTGTGGTCAGGACGCAAAGCGCTGGGCGAAGAGCTGCGTACCTGTACATCACTACGTGGACTACATAATTCGCTGATGCAGTTCCACGGATTCGGTGCTGGCTTTATGGCAGCGCAGGTAGTGGGCGATGTCAAGTACACTCCGGCCGGCAAGAACGCTGACGACTGGCATACCTTTGCCGCTAGTGGTCCAGGCTCGCGACGTGGTTTGAACTGGGTAACGGGTCGCGACGTCACAGAGCGTTGGAATGAAGAAGAGTGGCACAGCACGTTACTGAAGTTGATGGATACAGCACTCCCGAAGCTACCGAGCGAACTGCACGGTCTGTCGGCCCAAGACACGCAGAACACACTTTGCGAAATAGGAAAGTACTTCAAGGTAAAATACCTTGGACGTAGAGCGAAGCAGCACTTCACACCGAGCGAGGAGACGTATGTATAGCTTTAAGACCGATGATGTAAATGCCGCATTACAGATCGGCATCAACTATCTTCTACGTGAAGGCGTAGAGGAACAATCGCGCAATGGCTCGGTGATCGTTGCACCGGGTCCAGTGCTTACGGAGTACGTAAACCCACGTCGCCGCGTGCTATTCAGCCCGCTACGTGATGCAAATCCTTTCTTCCACGTTATGGAATCGCTCTGGATTCTCAGCGGTGCCAACGACGTAGAGTTCGTCGAATACTTCGCTAAGCAGATGCGCGCCTATAGCGACGACGGCGTTACATCGTGGGGTGCATACGGCTGGCGTTGGCGCAACTTCTTCGGCTGGGACCAGCTGGAGGCCATCATAGCAGAGTTAAAGAAAGACCCTAAATCCAGGCGATGTGTGCTGACGATGTGGAATGCTTGGCCTGGAGCCGGGGATTACGATCAGAATCGCACGATGAATCGCGACAATCCAGATCTACATGACCACGACCTACAGGTAGCCACCCACGGTGGTCTGGATGTTCCGTGCAATACGCACGTATATCTGGATTGTCGCGGTGGGAAGTTGAATATTACCGTATGCAATCGCAGCAATGACATCATATGGGGTTGCTACGGAGCCAACGCCGTGCACTTCAGTTTCTTCCACGAGTACATGGCAATGCGCATCGGCATTCCGATGGGTGTGTATCGGCAGTTTAGTAACAACTTTCATGTCTATACCGATGTCTTTAACCGAGAGAAGCTGGAACAAATTGCGCTGGAGAGCGATTCACTAGGTAAGCTTCCAGACATGGGTCCGGCGCTGGAACCCGGCTTCGATGAGGACCTATCGAAGTTCATGACGTGGGCGCGCGGTCTTATACGTCAACCACAACCGCCTGATACTGTAGGTATCAACGACCCGACACCAGCGGCGTGGGAAGCGGCGTTCAACGTACCGCCCATGAATACAGCTTTCATGGAGACCGTTGCTATTCCGATGTTCCTAACCTGGACGTATCGCAAATGGAAAGATTCATACAGTATGTTCACCTGTCTTGACGGTATAGAAGCGCCGGATTGGAAGCGCGCGTGTAATGAGTGGATTGAGCGGAGGCAGAAGTGAAGTCAATCAAAGAGCGTATACAGTTCGCACACGAAGGCGGTCTGGTAACGCGATTCCATACGCGTATGGGTATTCTACGTAATACCAACGCACAACATCAACACGGCGTTATTCTGCTGGTGTTCTTTCTAAGCGATGGTATGCCTAGCTCCAATCTACTGATGATGGCAGCCACGCACGATCTAGCCGAGCAAGCTTCCGGTGATATGCCAGCACCGTTCAAGTGGGAAATGGGCCCAGAGTTTTCAGCAAAATTCGAGAAGTTGGAAACTGATACTCTGTCCAAGTATGATCTGCTATTTCCGTTGACGCTCGAAGAGCGACGTATACTGGATCTTGCTGATCGCTTGGACGGTATTCTTTGGTGTTGCGACGAGCGCGCTATGGGGAATCGCAAAGTGAACTTCAGCGTACGACGGTGGAAGGACTACATCCGTCGTACATTCCCGGACGACACGTTGAGTCCGTTGGAAGCCGAGGTCATTCACGCTGTATACACTACATGGGAGGAATGCTGTGGTCAAGAAGGCTCATCAAGATTCGACATCTACGAAGTCTAGTACGCGTCGCATGTTGGTAGCGGCGGTGGAAAAGGAAACGCAAGGAGCGGTAGTGCAGCAAGTCGGTGGTACGCACTACACAGCATGCAGTGGTCAGTGCCCACATTGTGGTAAGGAGATACAGCATTGGGATCTCTTCGCCAGAATGCCATACCTGGAGTCGCAGATCTGTCGCTACATCCTACGCTGGCTCCAGAAGAATGGTCTGGAAGACCTGGATAAAGCGCAGAGCTTCCTAACCAAATTGCGCGGCGTATTAGCCCTTCCGCCTGTGCAACGTCTATAAACGGCTATTCAGCCGGTTTTGGGTGGTTAAACCCACTCCAAAAGTCCTGAAACCATCGTAGCCAGGGCGATTTGGGGTTGTTTTTGGTCCAAAATGGACCCTATAGACGCAAAAATAGCCCAGCGGCGCTTGACTCGAATGATTCGAGCCGATGCGCCGCTGGGCTGCCCCAGTAAATTTACTTGAAGAATATTTGATTTGCGATAGTGACTGTTCTGGTCATACTGGAAGCCCAGTACGGAGGCGTAGTCATTGAAGTGGCGTAGTAGCTGGTAGCGCCCTCGGTGATGTCTTCCAGGCTACCGGCAGCTGCTTCACCTGCGATGGTCAACGCCTCCAACCACGCGCTCCAACCTTGCGGATCTTGCGGAGATGGATAGAGAATCAGGTTTGGATCGCCCGCTGCGGTCATGGATGAAAATTGCAATCGGCGTGTGGCTTCAGTGTATACATCAGTCAATCGTTTTGTCGCACGATTAACCAGAACATTCATCACCGACTGCATGCCAAGTACACCACCGCCGCGGTTCTCACGCCAACAGCACAGCGCACCGATTACCTGGTCCTGTATGGTCACTACTGAACTCCGTTGATCCACGTACTAAATTTGTCCAGTACGGCCTGTTCCGACAGCCCTACCATCTTCAAAGCCCACGGTACACTGTCCACAGTAATAGCTAGTGCATCTCCACCATAGGCCCAACTGAAGTGAACGCCGTGTGAGACGGCAGCGCCTGTGTCGGTGGTAATCGTCACGCCTGCTTGCTGGGCGAACTCATTCTTGATGTCCGCCCAGCGCTCGGCACTGACTGGTGTGTAAGATTGATTGACCATATCTACTGCAGCACAGCCGAGTAAAGGTTGTGCGCCTTAGCAACATCATTCCAATTGAGTTTGAAATTTCCGGCCGGAGAATGCAGGAAGTGATGTTGCAGCTTGTAAGCGTTGACGTGCGGATTGGCCTGTGGAGTGGCCCGCACGGCAGTCATCGTGCTAGATTGCGGCAATGCGGCTAGTATAGCCTCTATGCCGGCGACCAACACGTCGATAAGCGGCGAATACACGGACGTGATTGGAATCACTGCGGTAATGGCCACGATGGTATTGAGCGCGTCAATCACGATCTGCACGGTTCCGCCGGTCTGCCACTGTTGCTCAGCGGTCATGAGGGCGGCGATGGCTTGCTTCAACTCAGGTACCCACGGCGAATTCGGTTCGGCTACGGCTAGTACCGATGCGGCTTCCTGCAGTACCACGTTGATTTCGTTCACTACTTGACTACCGCTACATCCAGTAGTGGTGGTGGGAATCACCAACAAGCCCATCAGCAAAACAAGATTCAACGCTACTACGCCAAGCTTGGCTGTGGTGAAGTGCTTCTTCAGAAACATTTTCATTCGCATGCTCCTTGCCGGGTTGTGGCCGCGAGAGCGGCGGTGTCTACTACTCTATGGTAACTACTTCAGTCACCACCGTCTTGAAATCTTCCGGCGCGAACAAGCGCGGGAACACGTATCCGCAAGCTTCCCAAGCCTGTTGGTCGAATACGCTGCATACGGCCTGTACGTTATCCGGATTAGTGCGTTCATCCAGCAGGACTCGCAACAACGTACCGTAGCCGTACGGACGCAGACTGGGAGTAACGCGGTATTTAGCTATGAAGTTCAGCACCGATCCAGCCCTGCCTGTGACCGATTCGGGAGCGCGCCCCAAGTAGCAAGTGCCGTGCTCCCGAATGAATTTGCCAATCAGCTGCGAAGCCGGATAGCATCCGAACCCGACGCCCTCGTATTCTTGGGCCAACCACAGTCCTAGGCTGTTCCAGTAGAACAACGCGACGTGGCTCCAGGCCGTAGGGTCTTTCTTGCCCGTTAAGAACTCAATGATGCGCCCAGTCCACTCGGTACCGTGATAACCCAGCACGTCGCCGGTTCGAATCGTCGAGCGTAGGTCTTCGTACTTCATTTCACGAGCGTGGTGGGATTTCTCAACCACGCCTCGCCGCAAATCGCCAGTAGGCTAGGTACGTCCAACACGCCGATGGAATCCCACGTGAACAGACCGTAACCAGGCTGCGTACCGTCCACGCCGCTCGGCAGCGTGCCGCCCAATTGCTCCAGCAGCCAGGCGATGGATCCGTAACCGCACAACGACACACAGTGATCCAGATTCTGATCCTGTGTGAATCCGGTAGCCAACCAGCCGTTGATCGGTGGCTCCGGTACGACGTTTTCCAGTTGCGCAGCGGCTACGCCGATCTTCACAGGACCTTGTGAAATGGCATTCTGGATGTTGGCAGCCACGGTCCAATCCACGGACACCGCCGGACCGTCGTCGTACGTACTGCTGCCGAGTACGAAACCGCCAGTTCCCATCTTATCCAAGACATCGATGAGGGTATCGCCATTAATAGCACCGTTCTGCTGAGCCCACTGAATTACTTCAGCGTCTGGAACGAAGATGTCAGCAGTAGCGCTCTTCGCGAAGGCTTCCTCGGCCACGGTGCAATCACCGTAGGTGTCGTTGCCCCACATTGAGATTTGTTTTGGCTGCCACAAAAACTGCGGCGGTGTAAGTGTGGTAGCCACGTGTGGATGCGCAGCTGCAAGGCGGTGCCTCGGTGATGGTAGTGCTCCTCTAAATCTCGGCATCGTATTCTCCTACTTCTTCGAAGCGGCTACTTGGGGCGCGGGACGGTACAGATGCATCAAAGCCACCAATACAGCGCCGCCAGCGGCGGTCAGCAGTTTGTGAATACCGGCTCGCGAAAAATCCATCTGCCCGGTTTGAAGTTCGTCGTACAGCAGGTCTACGACGGCTCCTCCGGCGGCGCTGTACGCCGCCACGAAATACGGATTGCTACGTACGCTCAGCCACAATTGCTTTAGAAAATTCATTGCTTCGTCTCCTTTGCGATTTGTTTACTAGATGCCGCCGCGACCTTCGGCAGTACGAACGGTCCGACACTGTTGGATGGTTGGCCTACGACCGCGCCATTCTGCATCACGCGCATTACGTAGCAGGTTGTAAGTCCCGCAGCCGTAGTATCCAGGTACAATGGCGAGCAAGACGGCGACGAGGCGTTCAGTGGCTTGTACGTGGTACTGGTATTGCCAGGGCAGGCCACGGAGCCAGTAACTAACGTCACACGACTGAATACAAACGAGCAAGATTGACCGCTACAGGACGCGGGCGCGGTTCCACTGAGCGTTACGGCGTTTTGCGAACGACACACCATGGTCGCGATGAGGAACGACAACGCAATGCAAATGATTCGCATCGAGGGCATCTCCTTGTCAATTATGATTAGCCGAACCACCCATGGTAGTAGTACCACCAGTCAACGTCGGCGGCGCTGGCGTCGAGTTGATGGTGTACAGCGCCGTTCCTACTGCGCTTTGCGTGTATCCGCTGGCGGTTGCTATAGCCTTCACAGTGGCTGTAGAGGCTATGGTCAGCGGCGTACTGTAAACCGGACTGGAGGTAGTGGGCGTGCTGCCGTCGGTGGTGTAGTG